CAGCAGGGCCTTTGGATCTGCACCTGTCTCCTGAGCTTTTTTTGTTGCCCACGAATAAGCCTTCGCAGCGTCACCAGGTTCGAGCTTTCTAAAATCAATCTTAGGTGAATCCGGCTCAGGCTTACCCATATCAATAGCGCCGCCGCTTTCCTCTCGTCCAGGCATACCTGAACCGCCTTTTTTATCTACGTCAGAATACAGGGACTCCATAAGCTTTATATTGTCAAGGAATTCTTGCTTTGCCATATCCTCTGGACTCTTACCGCCATATCGCATTTCCCATCCGGCAGCGTCTTCGTCCTGCATGGTTTTATATTTTTCCTTAAGCTCGATTATGGAGTCCATCATTTCTTTGTGGCTCATTTTCTTGGCGGCACTCTTGAGTGACTCCTTCTCCTGTCTGTCCTTGCGGTCGATCTGCCATTTGAGCCGGTCAACTATAATATTCCTGGCGCTCTTAAGGCCAGCATAAAACCTGTTACGTTCAGCTTCGTCCCTGAATCCAGATTGAGGATCTCGACCGAACATTTCCCTGTACACCTCGTTTTTAAACTCAGGTGACTTCGTATGCTCCTGGGCCATTGCCCATGGGTCTCTTCCATCTGGCTTCAGTGGTCCGGCTGGCTCCTGTGGTCCAGGCATGGCACCCTGGCCTTTATCGCTGACAAGGTATGGGTCGGCCTGCACCCTTGAGGCACCGCCCATCTGACTTTCAACCTCGCCCTGGATGTTTGAATTCTGCACGTTCGTAAAGGTAGGCACGAATGCCTTGCCGGACGCAGGGTCCATGTACAGCCCCTGGTTAGGATCATAAACCTTACCGGCTCTCCCTTGTTCGAGATAGTCTTTTATCTGGCTCATTATATGTACCTCGTAGGCTTTCCTGCGGTTCCCCTGTTGACATTGGCACCAGGCATAGAAGCGGCTTTATAATCATTGGGCATCGAGTTCCAGTTCGAAAGCTGTTCGCTGTAATCCCTGTCTGCTTGCTGCATCTGCAACTCCCAATTCATAATGTCTTCTTTCATTTCTTTGTCATATTTAGCCATGGCTTGCTGGCTTTCGATCTGAAACTTTGCCTGATAAATGCCGGTCTCCGTGGCCTGTTCTCTCTCTGCGGTCCTGCGGCCCTCTTTACTACCGGCAAGAGTCGTCTGTCCGAGCGCATCCCCGAAGCCTTCCAGGGCCGCCTTGATTATCTGCCCTCTTGCCTGAGGGTTATTCACATTGGCGCTACCAAGAATTGCAGACTGCGCCGCTTTACTCAGTGCGCCCTTATTGGTTTGGATGTATTCCTCTCTGACGGCACGCTCTCTGTCATCATCATATTCAGGCGGCTCGTAGTCTGGAAGATCGAGGGAAGCGCCAAATTGGAATTCACCAGGGCTATTATATTCAGGGTAAGAGAAGACAGGTCCACCGTAAGCCGTTCCACCAGTACCACCACCGGCAGACCCACCGCGCATTCCACCGCTACCGCCCTGAGTTGCTGCATTCCACGCCGCATCCTCTTCAGCCTGAATCTGCGCGAGGCGTCTATCTTCTGCGGCATTGAATCCTGCTGTGCGACTCGCTTCGGCAGCCATACTGCGCTCCCAATCCCTATTGACCTCATTCATCCAGTTTTCCATATTGAAGTCAACGTTTTCATTGGGTGGTTGTTCGTCTCTGGAGTTATCTGCGAAACTACCGTCAGGTTTTTTATAGATCTTTGAGCTTCCACTCATATCCCAATAATCAGGATTATTAACCTGCAATGAATTTGGGTTCGTCACGTTCTTTTGGGCAAGCCTCTGGTCCTCATGTCCCTGAGACCAATTATAGGTCGGCATTGCCCCGAACGAACTTGGTGCCGGTATTGAGTTTGGACTCATTGGTACGGCAGCATTTGTACTCGGCTGTTTTTTTACCGGAGCCATCTGGTTGTCAAACATTCCTTCCATAATTATCTCCTATAGCCTAATAGATAAGCTGGTGGTGACTGTCATCAAGGCTGAATCTGCAAGCGATAAATCTGACCGGCATTCATTCCATAGAGCTTTAATTGCTGTTTCCAAATCAGTGTCCCTTGACATTGTGCATATGTCAAGGTTATCTGCGTAATCTTCAGAAAAAGACGGCGCTGCATGAACGCCGAGTAATGGTGTTTCGTAGGCTACCGACAGGTTTGCATTCGTTTCCCAGCCGCCCAATAGGCCACCGCCAATTGATCCACCCTGGTATGTGTCATTCCCAACACTGACTTGCAACACCTCTGTTAGATAGTATAAAATTGCGCTGTGTCTTCCGTAAACACTGTTGCCGCCAGCCCTTATAGCGGTTACGTTCCTCGGGACCGAATCTTCCCATGTGATTGTCCTTGCAAAATTTGTTACCGATCCCTTTATTGTAAAATTATCGTCCCAAGTTTCCACATTATCAAACTTATGGTAATATGTCACGATCGGATTGGACGGATCTATTGAGCCATAGACGTTGAACTCATAGTCGAGGTAAGCCCATGAGTTCCCGCTACCCAAATCGAACGGCGGCGGCGCTGTATAATCTGCGTCCTCTTGCCAATACCAATAACTTTCGCCCTGCGCCTCTGTCCTGAATACCATTGTCTTAGAAACGAGATTGGCCGAGACAGCTATCTGGGTTATGGGATCGTTCGCATAAAATGATTCCTGTTTCTCATAACTCTGTCTCCATAGTGGAGAAGAATCAATTGTCGCAGCCGGACAGTTAACCGTCATATAAGCGGTATATTCCCTGTGCTTGGTATCCGTCTCTCCGCTTATCGTCTCGCAATCTGGAATACCATTGCTGCCGGAAGACACTGAGGTATCTATCTCGACCTTAGGCCATGAGCCACCAATAAAAGCATTATAGCTGCTACTGCATGACGTCGTGTAGTATTGTCCCGGGTTCCTAATATCAATGCCGGAAGATACCCAAGCTGGCGTTGAGAAATTAGCGAGTGCGCTCACAGATATCAATGTCGAATTGGCCAGCCAATTTGCTATATCGGCATATGCAGCCGGAAATGTAACCACCCCTGTACCGGCATTGTCCGGTATATTCGTAGCTACCGCACCAGCGCTCATGGCCCAAACAGTCACGTTATCTACCGCACCACTTTGCATCCTGAGGACGAAATATTCCTCGCAGACCGCCTCTCTTATTATAACTCCAGAGGTACCTTGCAGACCCTCAACGGAGCGCATCTCTACGTTTAACCTGAAATACCCAAACTGATTATTCGCAGCTACGACCTGGAGTATCAGGGTATTAGTTCCATAGCCACTCACATAATTGACCGAAGTCCCTGCCTCAGTGAATGTTGCTGTATACCCATAAACTGGCTCCTGGCAGAATAGCCTTATATTCGTAGTGTTACCCCTGCAAAAGCCGCCGTATTCATAGGTCTTATCAAGTTGAACAAAAAACGAGACACTGACAGGAGCGCCGCCGCCGCCAGGTGGAATTATAGGCTCGTTTATATCCGGTACTCCTGGGCCTTCATAGGCAGTGCTACTGTATCCTGGCGGTGGATCTGCGTTTGTCTCCATCTCGGTATAGCCGCCAGATTTATATGGCTTCTTGAATTCAGACTGACGCATATAAACTTCATAAGCCCTTTGAATAGCCTGAGACGGCTTAGGGCCTGCGCTCTTGAATTCGCTGTACCATGGTATCTGGTCTATAACATTGTTATAGACTGACTTCGCAGAGACGGACCTCGCGGCTTCGGGGTATGTCCCTTCCTTAATCCCCTTCCTTGAGTAGTTCGAATCCCTTGTTGCGCTTGGGTCCAGCCTGTCTGTATTGTCGCCCATTATCTATTCTGCAGGGCATCTGCGTCGAGCCAGAAATCAAACAGATACATATCCTGGTCAATCACAGCATTCCCGAAATTGATTGATATCATATCTTCCTGGTTGACAGCTAATATCAGCCTTTCGACGACATTTTCATCGCCTACAACATAATCGCTGCCACCGGTCATATCGACCGTCTTGCTGTATTCCGTATTGAGAACACCATTCTCATACGCCGTGAATAGGCAATTTCCGAGTGCCTGGCGCTTCAGCCTGACAGCCACCTCGCTTAAGTTGAGAAGCTTACCGCCGTCGTTTAGCTCTATCCTTACCTGCATATCTATAGCCGTATCGCCACCATCATTCAGGTTTGTTGAAGAGGCATTGTAAATCTTGCCATCAGAGGTACCGGCCATAACTATAACCTGTACGGCTGAACTCGAAGATCCACTCACTTCAGATATGCAGCGCACAACCCGAGATCCACCATAGGCATCGAACGACCAGCGCCTTGTGATTAGGTCATATACCGGAAAGATATTCGGCTCCGTTGCGGTGCTTCCGGTAACGAGGCCCATCCGTAAAACCTGGTGAGTTGGGTCATGTGCAAGCCAGCACTTATCCTGGTATCCATTCCTGATACATTCAGAGCTACCTGGATCAAAATAATTTTGTATAGCAGCAGATATGGAAACGACCGTTTGGCCGTCTGACATATAGATTCCGTAATTGCTTATGAAATAGGCAACTGTCGCAGCCTTGTAATCAGTCCTGGAAGCTTCGAGAGCGCCGTCGATAATTACGACCGACTGAGCATTTAGGGTCCCTATTTTAGAACTGAGGACAAGCTTTCCGAATGTTGCCGGAGAATACCCCTCAAACAGCGTCAGGCAGCCACCTTCCTTACCTTTCTCTTCCTGCCATACCATCAACTCATTATGGAATTTGTGCATCGCTACGACTGAATGGCGGCGTCCATCGCCTGCCTGGAGTACAGCGTAATCATCTCCATTCAACACATTAAATGTGCCATTTTTCGTCACATAGATCCAGGAAGGATATTTATCAAATGAATAGACACACCTCTCCTTCCATACGGCCATGCACTCAGTATTGGTTCCAAAATCAGCGATGTCCAATATCGGATAATACTGAATCGATATCCGCATATCGTCGCCCATTGTTTGATTTACAGACATTCTGAACCAATGGGAAGACCATAAGCTTCCCTGGAATGCTTGCTTTTGAGATAGATCGACATCTGTCCAATCCATAACAACGAAGCCGGATCTCGTCAATCCATTGGTATTATCTTTAACGACGTCCCACGTTACCCACGAATCACCGTCATAATATTCGAATGCAAGGGTAGGTATCACAGCGCCCGAGTTTGGGGTAGATCCAACATCAAAATATAATTGCTCAGGCTTGTCGAATGTCGAGAAATAAACATAATCACTCGAAGTCATAAGACTGACATCTATAGCCGTGTTCGCATATGTGAAATAGGTACCGCTGGCACCAACTGAATTGTCAAAGTATTTTGATTCAACTGCGTCAACCAGGATACCATCCCATATATTAGTAAGCTCCTGAAAGTCATATAGGGCCTTGACTGTGAATGTTGCGTATGTCGTCGCGCTGTCTGTCGTGAACTTCAGCCAATAGCCGGTAAGCCCATTTAATCGAGTTGGCTTCCCGACCGCTGAGGGATATATATCTATCTGGCCCGTCTGCTTCAAGGTACTGCCAGCTACTTCGGTTCCATCAAGTACGTCTTCCTCAGCCACTCCGGCCCAAGCTGCACCATTCCATGTTGACACGGCAAGGACTCCAGAGCCAGAGTTCGCAGAAGTCATGGTGACAAGAAATCTTGTTGCCCATATTGGAGTGAACAGGTAGAACGCAGATGTATTGCCAGCCCAGCCAGAAGGGATGTCAACTGATATTCCATCGGCATCCCATTCGTCATTGAATATTCCTGTGTCCGTTGCGTCTGTCTCTCTTACTATAGAGGCCTTTACAGGCTGTCCGGCTTCTCCACCATAGAATTTTGCATAGCCCTGGCCGTCAGCTATTATAAGTACGTCATCGAGGACTCCCCACGATGGCGGCGAATTCGATATTGTAGGTTCTGGACTCGGGCAATTCTCCCAATCTTGCTGGGCGCTCAGGCCGCCAACCCTATATGCAAAATCTCCCCACTTCGAATCATACGATGGTGCGCCAGCCCTTGATAATTCTCGACCTCGTGAAGAGGAAGGGGTTCCGTCGCTCCATGGATAATATCCACTGTTATCGCCACCGGTAGCAGACGTTCTCGAATCAGTGACTGCGGTATCTCCGTCATTATAACCTGTCAGGATGTCACCATTTGAGAAGTATGCCAATATCTCCTGGTTGCCGGATCTCATTTGGTTGTATTGAAATATAGAGGTGCATGCAGGCGCTTCATCAAACGTGAGCCTTATGAACGGGAAGTATCTGTCCATCCTCTGCTCGATATAGTGAGCATCTGTATCCAGCGTAAACCCAAGACCATCATCATCGGTGGAATACTCAATATCATATTCTCTTTGAACGACAGTGAGGACATTTGTATCATTCGCTATCTCGGCGTTTATAGCCGCAATGCCAGCAGCGTTGAACGGTATCTCTACGATATAGTCATCGAGATATTCGGCTATGGTTATTGACTTTCTGTCTGACCAGGCATTCCCTACATTGAATGTATCACGCCAATCCGGTTTATCGTCGGAGCATACATCTGGCGGCGGCCAGGTACCTTCGCAGAGCATAAGCCCAAAATCTGCGGCACCCGTAGCAAGGGATGGATTATCGACGAGAAGGATAAACATAGAGGCGGCGATCACTGTCGGTGTATATCCGGCAAATCGTTTAAGATTGTATGAGGTAGCCAACCGGCCCATACCCCACCCCGTCCCATCTCCTGTGGTGTATACTCCAGGACCATAATTACCGGAGTCATCTTCTGCATCAACCGTGATATCTGCGGTACCGGTTTGGCAAGCAGCAATAGAAGGATAGAATGGAAGATTGATTCCATTTATAATCATGAAATCGAATGTGCCTTCGTCATTGGCCGGATCATTGTATGCTGGCCGGACGTCTACGACGTCACCGAGGTATGGGTATATGTCAAGGCGGTCGAGTCCAGCCCTCTTCTTCAGTCCAGGTCTATAATCCCTTGTGTTCTGGCTCACAGAATAGGTACCCATGGGGAGCAGCGCACGTTCCTGGTAAGTCACTACATTAGAAGAGAATGGCGTAAAACCATCCTTCGGTTGTTCCTGTCGTCTCCAACCTTCCATTAGAATCTCCTGAGGGTAGAATTACTCCTGGAGCCGGACCAGAAGCGAGGCTTTACCCTCAGCACCCTGGCGGCACGACCATACTGCCTGTCGGCCTTTGCGTTCTCACGAATGGCACGATATTGATTCCAGCTATCCTTCGCCTGGTCTTTATTACTCCATGGCTTATTGGTCATGTTCTGAAGGATTGACACAGCGCCATGGGTTATACCCTTATGGTAATCATCGTACAAAAACAGCGGCACCTTTGTTGCGTCGGTGGCTGGCTTTACCTGGACCTTAAGATAAAGACCACTAACGCTGGCGACTGTCGGTATTGGGTATACCCTGAATTTCTTTTCATTGGTGACCATGATTCCGAATGGAGTGGTTGATTCTTCGAACTCCCAAGCGGCTCGCCTGTTTAGTTCCTCGTTGTCGAACTCCATTATTTCAAGATCGACATACTGGTCATCGTCATCACCGTTCTGTTTATACTTTGCCCATATCAGCGCATCGAGGACATTCTTCCCGTCAGTGTCGATGTCAGTGAAGTCGTATTCGGCAGTATCGGCAACGATAGAAATAGGCGTTAGGGTATAGCGCCATAGGCCGGTATGAGAGCAGAAATCACGAAGGGCCTCAAGCGCAGCCCAATCCATGAGCGTCGTCGAAGGCCCTTTAACGTAATATCCTATCTCGGTTTGCCAATCAGCAATATTTTTACTCGCCATGAATTACTCCTAAAGGCGCTTGGCAATTACAGCAGAGATAGCTTCCTCTTTGAGTTCAAGAAGTTTGCGGTCTTTGGTATCTATCTCTAACTGGTGAGTTGCAAGCAGATAGTGTTCGACCTGGTTCTTTTTGGTGAAGGACTCGATAAGCTGGCATTCAGGGTCAGTGTCACGGTCAACGCCAATGACGTTCTTCGGATCTGTCTTGGGTACGATCGGCTCCGGTACCTGAATGAAGTCGTCCTCAGTCTCTACATGGACTGCATCTGCGAGATCTGCAATGACATCGGCTCCTGTCTCTTCGACGGGTACCTCTGGCGCGACGGTTGCTTCGTCACCATTTTCGGCCACCTGTTCGTAGAATTCAGGCCATTGGTCTCCTAAAAATTCCATGGCCTCTTCCTCTGAAATCGGGTGCATATCACCACGTTTAGCAAGGTCGTCTGTGTGAATATAAACGACGTCATCCATACCGTCGCGTTCCTGGACAAGATACTTTGTCTTTGGTTTCGTGCGGTCACGAAACCTACGAAGTGTTCTCGGCATAATCGTTTCCCCCTTTTTGAATAAAGGTGGAGCCTCACCGAGAGACCCCACCTTTTAAAATTATAGTTTACATTTAGAAACTATTATTGAGCGTCGGTGTCCTCATATGCCCTGAAGACCGTCACCCATATGTCGAATATTGCGGCGGCATAGGTGTCATTGGTGGTGAAGGTTAAGTCGATGGAGCCATCGGTAACATAACAATCACCGAAGCCCTCGACCGTACCATCCAGCGCGATCTGCGGGATAGCCAGGGTTTTCTCGCTATTCAAATCAAAGGTGCCATAGGCATTCGGATCTGAAGCGGTTGCGGCCACACCGAGTGCGGTCTGCGTCGCGGAGTCGAAACCCAACTCGGCGGCAGCGGTGGCACCCTCAGCGGTCGATACACGGCAGCCGGAGCCGACAATGACGGTACCCTTGGGAACTTCGAAAAGCTCCAGGACATCGTTCTGTACGAAGCCGGAGAAGCTGGACAGGGACACATTCGGTGCCGAGGCCAGGGCCAGCTTACCGTAGTCGGTGGATATCAGGGCGGGAAGATTGATTTTGCGTTTCAGTACGGCGAACATCGAATCGTAAGGCAGCGCCGGACCTTTTCCTTTGAAACAATAGGTAGTATCAGCCATGTTTATTTTCTCCTAACAATCTTAGAAACTGGTTATTGGTTTAGAGTCCCTGACTATTGCGGGTTATCAAGCCGCCGTCAACGCCAGGGACTCAGGGGGATAGCTGGTTTAGTTGGCCTTATACACATACAGGTCAACGAGTGCCGTGGGTTTCAGCACATTATAATCGTATACGTTCAGGCCACGGACCAGGGTACCGAAGGTGGACTCTGCCCGAAGGCTTTCCATCTTGGTCATCTGTGCGGCGAACGTGATGGCGTGGCGCTGGCAGGCGATAATATGCCATGCGGTCTCACCACCACCATCGGAAACTGCGGTCAGCAAGTTCGAGTGGTAGATCATGAAGCGATCGACCTGGCCGACACGACCATTCCGAAGCATACTGGTACCGTCACCGGAGAGGCTGGCGTCCTTCAGGTCGGACTTTTTAATCATACCACACGCGAAGGGCGGCAGTACGATGGACCGGCTGTCGGACGGGACATTCTGTTCATCCAAAACACTCCCTACATCTACCAATGTGTCAAGGATATTTACCTTTGTAAGGGCAACCGGAGAGCCTGCGGCTCCCATGTTGTAGCCGGAAGTTTTCGCGCCTGCGGTCAGGCCCTTATTGGAAGAGTGGGCGTCGGCGTAAACGTCGGCCAGGAACTCTTCGTCAACGACGATTTTCATCTGCTCGGAAGCATCGACGGACCAGGAGTCCATCAGAGCGATATCGGTCTGGTGTTTGTCGATATCATCACAGATGAAGTTGAAATATTTCGCCTTCTCGATCGGAAACTCAACGACCGAACTCTCGGGACGCTGAATCACGAGATTCTGGCCCTTCGAGTAGTCGCGGATCTGGATGTCCGGCACCTGGCGAATCTTAACGACGTCGCCCTTATCTTTGATCTCGCCCTCGTAGTCGGTATTGGTGATACCGGCAATTACGGTGGCGGCATAAAATTTAACAAGCAACTTACCCGACCAAATCTCGGGAATGAAAATTCCACTATATTGCGGAGTCCCAGCAGCAGCAGTAATCATAATTCTAACCCTTCCTTATTGTTTGTATCCATAGCTGGAAGGGGTTCGCGGTTTAAGGCTGAATCTGTCCCTTAGCTATGGAGCGTTGATAGTTTCCTGAAATTTCGTCAAACTGCGTCTCAGTGATACGGCCCTGGACGTAATCATTCTTAGCCTTTAAAAACATCTCGGTGGTTACGAGGCCCTGCGTGTTCTGTGCATTATCTATCTCGTCACCGGCTGCGGCGGCGGTACCTGGTTGGGCCTGACTTGCGAGGCCACTTTCAGAATTCGAGGTGTTGGGCATCTGGCCGCCTTGCAGGGAGCGCTTAAATTCAGAGAAGATAGAGATCACTCGCTCGGCATTCTGGTCCTTATTGGCCTTTAACAGAATAGCCTTGCGCGGTATTCCGGTCAGCGGTTCATCCTGGGCCAGCCATTCGGCGAACTTGGGATCATGGTTAATTCTCTCCCAATCGGGCCGGTTGTTTGAATCGACGATTGCGCTATCGAGTGCGGCGTAATATGACTGCTTTGCTGACATCTGTACGGTACCAGACAAGTTCTTGACAGTTTGTTCGACCTTGGCTATACGCTCATTCTCCCCCTGAGTCCCTGGTGCGGAGCCGCCTGTCTTGATCTGAGTGACAAGCCGCTGATTCTCTGCAATCAGGTTATTGACCGTCGCCGCCATTTGCTCCATCTCGGAGCCATAGCTCGAATAGTCGTCAGGGTTCAACTTCTTAAAGGTCGTGGCCTCGGCTGCAGGTTCATTCGCAGCGCCGCCGCCTGCCTGGATATTCTTAATGAGAGCCTCTTGCTGTTCGATGATATTCTGAGATGTCTGAAGCGCCGTTGACAAACGGGCAATCTCAGTGTTGTACTTACCTTCAAGGACATCGAACCTACTTTGAAGCTTCGCCAGGTCATCATCACCGGCTGCGGGTGCAGCAGGCGTGACATCAACACTTCCCGGGTCAACCCTTGGGAATTCTTTCGCCGGTGCAGGCTCACTCGCAGCGGCAGCAGCAGGAGCAGGAATAGGCTCTTCGGCTGCGGGAGTCGCGTCAGGATCAACGCTGAATGTCCCATCGGGGTTCTCGGTCACATCTTTAACCTTCTCGCCCTCAAGAGGCTCTCCGGCTGCGAGACGCCGTTGCAATTCCTCGGCTTCGGCCTCTTGCTGTGCAACCTTGTTTGGTACTCCGTCACTTGCCTTTTTCGTGATCTTGGCTTTCTTCTTCTTTTGCGCCATTAGTCGTGATCCTTTCCGAGAGCCTTATCCTCTAAGGTGTTCTCGTGTTGCCTTGGGAGCCTTCTTCTCAAAGGTGTTCCCGCTGCCACATGGGATTAAAATAAAAAACGCCAATCCTATTGGAGAGGCGTTTGCGAGTCCAATTTACAACTATACCAGAGTCGTTAGAGAATGGTACAGGTTACTTCAGGTCATGCTTGGTTTCACTTACAATCCCATCAACATCGAAATCAGGGATCTCAAGTTCTATTGTGATCTTCCTGCTATTTGAGGATATGGAAACCTGTTCTGATATTTGAAGCGCTATCTGAGCCGCTTGCATTTTAATTGCCCGTTCAAGCCTTATTCCGGCCTCGTGAGCGATCTTAGCGATCTCCCCTGTGACGCCGGAATAAACACCCTTCTTAAGGGCTTCGAGAAATAATTGATAGTGTCCCGTGGGCGCTGGCTGCGTAGCAAGGCGAGTTTCTACATCTTCCCTGGTAGGCTTACCGCACCCTAAATTTGGATCTGTCGTCAAAGTTGTTCCCCCTTCGCAACCTTATCAAGCATCTTTACGGCAAATTTTGCAATGCGAAGAAGGGCTTCAATCAGAAGATCGAGCCTGTCCTTCATCTGCGCCCCCCATCATTGTTCTGAGATTCTCAGCCGGATCAACCATGCCCAACTCCCACTGGCCCAACGGCCAACGGTACAGAGGGACCATGATATTTCCAGACATAAACATCGCGTCAGTATCTATGCACGCTCCGCTACATCCATTACTGTGCTGGCTGCCCATGCTTCCCATTTCATTGCAATTTTATTGAGTCGTGCGCCACCGATAAAGGTCACGATCTCATTGTTTTTGTAAATATAGGTGCCTGCTCTCCAGATGTCGTCACCCTGGTAATTGCCACGAGGCTCTATTTTGATACCCTTTTCACTCATGATCTTCTGAGCCTGTTCGCCGGTGATAGAAGGGTTCATTTTCATCCCTATCTTTTCCAGCGATCCGAAGACCATGGCCGACATAAACTGAGTGTAGGCGTGCCTTGAATCGAAGAGGCGGCGTACCCGCCCCTTCATAACCGATTCAAGATTATCAACGTCCTTCCACTTCAGGTCGTCGAGGGTATCGTCTTTGTGTTCGTGCGGCATTAGGCGACGTCCGGTTCGACTTCAGCTTTGGGAGCACTGTCTTCCTGGGACACCGTCGCACTTTCCGGTTCGTCGGGCGTGACCACACCGTCTTCGGCGGGTGCCTTTTCTTCCTTAACGTTTTCAGTCGCGACGGGACCCTGCGGCATCTGTGGGCGTTGTTTCGGAATGATGTCAACGGTAACGCCGACGACACCCCTCGGTGACAGCATCATGACGGGAAAAAGCTCTGCGTCATATGCGTCCAGGATAACCCGAATTTCCTCGGCTGCCTGTTTCGCCCGAAGCTGATCGTCGCCCATAATCATTTTCGCGCCATCGGTATTCAACGGCGCACCATTCGGTCCAACAATTCCTTCTGCCATAATATCCCCCTTGTAAATTGTAAGTTAACATAAAATTAGCATCTACCCATACGGGTATGCTAAGGTTATTCTGTGCTGAGATGTTTACCTGTAAATTCTAAGGTAACAATGAGGGGCATTTCAGCCCCCCATTATAGTCCGGCATATGCCTATGAATTAAGGACCTTACCGTTATGGCCCTACGCATCTTAGGTTATCGTTAATACGGAAGCGATATTCAGCTTGCCATTCGGTAACTGGATGACCATGTAATAGTCATCGGCGGCGGCAGTAACGGTGACATCAAACTCACCGGCAGCATCGGTAATACCGTGGAATACATCGGCACCAGCGACAGCGCCCTCTTTGTCAACGGCTCCCTTATTGGCAACAACAGAAGTCGTAATCGGCAAGAAGTCCAAGCCGGTTGAGACACTGGAGAACCAGAAGGTAAAGGCAGAAGGCGTAGCCATCTGCACGCCGTTTGCGTCTGAGAAGGTCGTGGTAACCGTACCAGACGCAGCCCCACCGGTAGGAGCGAAAGCCACGCTCGCTGCCTGGTTATCATTGAGATTCAACTCGGCACCAGTTGCGGTCACCTGAGTCTCAGAGCCGGTAGCGCCGATATGGAGTTCTGTCACTTTGGACACGCCGATATTAATATTGGCATCTGCGATGACGGCCTTGGAAGCAACCTGAGTGCCAGCGGTAGCGGACGCCAGGAAGTTCAACTCGGCTGCAGTTGCGGTAACAGCGACACCACCGATATTGAATGTTCCGACTATATCAAACGAGCTTCCGGATGGTATCAGCCACCCAGCGTCGTAGGTCAAAGCGTCTGGATCGGTATCTGGCCCGATAGTCAGAGCACCGGCATCGGACACGAGGAACTTGTAATATTCTGGTGCGGGAACGTCTGCGGGAACGTACATCCGCATCTCAGCGCCAGCAAGGGTGTCGGCGGCGTTGATATACAGACCACCTTTCACAGTGTCCTGTGTACCAAGCTCAACCTGCGGAGCGACGCCGTTAAACAACCAGGCATCCCTGTCTGCACCATAGACGAGGCTGTCCGGATCAGTATCGGGACCGATCTGAAGGTCACCGAGGCCGTCCTCTCTGAAAAGGTAGTAGGTAATGGTGGTGTCGCCATCCGCGCTGTTATACAGCTTCAGACTTCCACCGACGGAGCCAGACCCACCATATGCAATAAGCTCGCCATCGGTTGTGACATCAACACCGACCTGAACTGTCCCGCCGAGTACATCGGCATTACCGGTTACTTCGAGCGCACCCCCGATATCAACTGCATCATCGAACGTGGCAGCTACGGTAGACCTGATCGTACCGGCGTACGCTCCGTTGGCAGCCGCTGAACCGTATATGATAAACTGGTCGAGATCATTCTCGGCACCGATCCACATAAGGGCGGACGTCACATTTACCGCGAAATATTCATCGTCGGCATCATGCTCGTCGGATGTATACAGGCGAATGAATCCACCCTGGTTAGCAGCCTCGGGACCACCGTAGATGTAAAGCTTGCCGTATACCAGGTCGTCCTCTCCGACAGTCAGGGTGTTATCAACGGCAAAGTCATTGATTCCGCTTGTAATGTCTGCGCTTGAATCAAGGATCAAGGCCTTGCTTGCAGCGGCTGTACCAGGCGTGATACCATCGAGGTAGCCCAACTCGGTAACTGAAAGCTCGGACCCAAGACCACCATTGGCGGTACCATAAAAAAGTCTTTCGGCACGCATAATGCCTACCGTTAATTCGTTTCTCCAACTCATTGCAATCTCCTTGTTGTTTTTAAACCTGGAGCAAAGGCCATGGGTTGCCCTCAGCCCTTATTCCAAGCCCCTTTAGGGGATATGTTTTCGTGGGCGCTTCTTGCGCTCATGTGCTGCATCTATGATGGCGGCTGCGTCGTTCACGACCCTGAGGATCTCACTAATTGTAAGGTATGCACCCTGCATCCTAACAAAATCCTTGTCGTTCATAACCATCGAACGCCTTGCCACACTTTCTTCTTCGTCTGCCAGCCAATCAACGATCCTTGAAAAATCAGGATCGTGGCGCAAACGAGCCATAGACTCAACGACTTTATTGTCCGGATAATCTATCATCCTATCCCCCCTTACAACTTAGATCTTGCCAGCATCCGAGAGCATTTTCTCATAGCCCTTGCGCTTCTTTTTGTCGTAGCTGCCAGCCCTGACCTTCTTCTTGGACTTCTTTGCCTTCCCGCCATACCATGTAGGGCTGGAAGACGATAAAATTTTTTTATCAGGCATGTTATTTCCTCAGGCTCCTGGCAGGATCTCGGATACCTCTTTGCTTCTCCTTGATCTTCCGCATACGCCTGCCAGAGGCGGCTTGAGAGCGTTTGAATTTCTGCCAGAAGGTTTCCTTTAATGGCACGACCTTAGGCACCTCTACGTCTTTGGGAGTTGTCGATGGATCTGACATTATTTTTTCACACCCTTATTGCCGAATTTTTCAACGACTTTGTGGCCGTCGTCTCCACCCTTCTCGGACCC